TGTAATTTCACCAGCGTCAATACTCGCAAGACCCGTCAAGACATCGGTCTCTCTGGGTGTTGCATCTAGACTGGTTACAAAAATTTGACCAGCTCTCACAAGCTTACCCATTTATACATTAGTTGCCGAATAAAATTCCGGCTAATCCATCCTTGAGTCGTAACACGTTGTAATTTACGACATATACAAACACACTCTGATCAGTTGGGCGTAACTCCCCCTTCTCTACACCCCTGAGTATAATTTTTGCATCATCTAACCGACTAAAGTTACAAGAACCAGATGGATTATAATCAGATGCATTTAGACAGAAGTGGTACACAAAGTATCGAGTGTATACACCCGTGTGACTGTCTATGTCAAATTCTGTCTGTCCGAAATTTGATTTGTAATAATTTTGTACTGTATGGAAATATGTTGGAGTCATATTTTCTATGAAAGAAGTACCATTCACGAAAATATCGGCATTTTTGAACGAGAAGCGGTCACCAGCAAAATTGGCATTCGAAGTTCCATATCCAAAAAAGAGAGACTTAACTGGATGATTAAATGTAGAAATATCCAGTTTGTTGTAACCACCGGCTTGTGTAGTATTGTCGGTTACACTCTCTAGAGGAAACTCCATACGTTGTGTCTGTGTCACGACGAAATCCAGCGTTCGATTCAATAGAGATTCTCGTTCCTCTTTATCTAGATACACGTAATTGCCATAGAAATTGGCCTTCCTTTCATTTTCTTGAGAATTAGAAATAGCCGTTTGGTCAAATGTGATTTTGATTTCCACTTGATGATGTTGTATGGCTATGAGTGGTAAGAAAGCCTTGTGGTCACAAAAGAAAAAGTGAAGTGGTAAGAACGTTTGGTTAGAAGTCGACGCCTTGTTATTAAGTTCCTGAGACTTGTTGTACGTATCAGCGAGATAGTTAGGCCATATCTCCGCGAAATAATCGTAATGTTGTGAGTCAACCTTTTGACCACCTATGTAGAGATCCAGAGTCGAATTGTGAAACAAATTAGACGCTATATTGGCGTTACTTGTTTCCGTAGACTCAAACCAAAGACCATTTACAATATCACCCAATACGGGGATAGTGATAGACGTATCGTTTGTGTCGATAGTCTTGATGAACTTGGGGGCTTGGGAAAAATTTGTATGTCTCGTAAATTTCATACGAAAGAAAGAGTGTCCCTCGTCACTCGAGAGATACACATCTTGGATCCCTTTAGACACCAACTGTATTAATGCACCAGACATTTAATAGATGTTTAGATTATAAAAACAGACACTTTCCCTGAGGGAACTCACTTTTATTCTCCTCAACGTGTTTACCATGTATCTTAAATCCACCTTGTCTGTACACCTTCAGGCGTTTGTAATACATGGCGGTAAATATAGACCAAGGGTCGTGTAAATCATAGATATGTGGATTATTCTTCTTTCCTTTTGTTTCTCTCATAATACGACCAATACTCTGCGTAATATCAGATTTAGGTGATGCTAGAATAACTGTATCGAGTGTGGGTATGTCAAGACCTTCATGAGCTTGGCTAAACGTCGCAAATATGATTTTCTTTTTAGATGATGCTTGAAGTTCAGCTTCTTTCATTCCACCCATATACAGTCCCGACGTTTTGGGGAAACACTGATGAAGAAACTCACAGTGGTGTCTACGGTCACTGAGAACGAGAAGCTGTCTCGACCCAGCTGAAGCTTTTTTTACGAGTTCTACAAGCATCTTATTACGTTGACGGTCTTCAACTACTTCAGTAATCATATTTGGCATTGAAATCTTCCCATTTCTCATGGAAGGTGGTGGATTTTTATAATTGGGGGATTCGTATGTGATTGGGAATACTTCCACCTGTTCCTGATTTTTTCGTTCTACAGCGAAAAAGGTTGGACCCATGAACCAATGAAGCACCTTTGTGAGTCCATCCTTTCGTTCTGGTGTGGCCGAGAGTCCATATATGTGTCGAGGACAAAGTTTAAATAGAGACTGACTGAAAACCTTAGCGCATATATGATGTGCTTCATCTACGATGACTGTTCCTATACTTTCAAAATCCGAAAATGAATATTCTTTGAGAGACAACGACTGAAGCATGGCGATGACAAAATCACAATTCACTTCCTTCTTATCTTGTTGAACAATACCTATAGTTGCTCCCGGACAAAATTGTTGAATGCGTTCTCTCCATTGGTCGGCTAAAAATTGCTTGTGTACGATTATCATTGTTCTATACCCCAATTTAGAAGCTATCGCCAAGGATACGGTGGTCTTGCCATACCCGCATGGCAACGAAAGAACTCCATGACCCGCCTTGATAGCAGCATCAAAGGCTTCGTTTTGGTGGGTGGCATCTCGGAGCTGTCCGACAAACGAATTTCTGGTCTTGGTAGGTTCTGGACGACGGTCTTCGGATGGTTCTCCAACTTTAGAAGTTCCGTAGAATCTTGGAACGCACACTCCTGTCTTAGTTGATTTAAAAACCTTAAAAGGCGGTGGAGGAAATCCGAAATCACCATTTACTATGGGTCTTACGGTAAGTTCTTTTTTAATTTCCTGTATTGGTCCCGCATTTATCAAGTATCCCGTTCTTGTTAGAACCGTCATATTTTACTTAGTTAAAGGTGACAAACTTTAAATGAGTAAAATGCCTACTTTGGATATCGACGAAAATATTAAACAAGTCAATGCGAACATAGAAGCCCTGACTCAAGAACTCTATCGTTTACAGGGTGTTTTGCAGACGTTTGTTAATCTCAAAAAGGGTGGTGTAAAGACTATCGAACTTCCGAATGACCCTACTCAGACAATTGACGAATTAGATTCCATCCCAGAGGATGAGGAAGTTAACACCCATGAAAAACCCGAGTGATTACCCACGTTCCATATACCCTTAAAATCAAGTTCAACCTCTGTTTCGTCATCTCTTTTTAGGGATTGAATAGGTCGTCCTTCAACCTTACACATGACTCTTCGGTATCTAAACGGTACTTTGACAGTTAAAATCTTACCGTCGAGGGGGTCATCTATGTTTGGATTCGCAAGAAGGTTCCAACGTTTATCGTGCATTCGTTCTATAATTTCTGAAACTTTAGAAGGAATTATAAAACGGATATACTTTTTATTGTTGAATTCGTACATCGGTGTATGAACTTTAACAACACACTTCATTGTTTTCTGTTACGGTACAAAAGAACTAAAACTATAAGTAATACTACTATGAATAGAATTAGTTGCGAAAGAAGTAGAGGCTTTAGAGGTTGACGAGTACCAAAACATCTATGACTTAAGTGTCTGGATACCTCAACACCTGCTTCTATACTAGAGTATGGTGTATGACGCGGAGACATCATACCACACATAGCAACCTTGGAGCACTTTCCAAAGAAAGGGAGTTGTCCATGAAGGCTGAGGACACCCGAGGACTGAGAAAAGGTCCACTTATTGTCTTCCCAATCTGCACCCCACGCGACACGTATGTCGTCAGGTTCGGGTAATCCAAGTTGGTTCAGGATTTCTTGTTTCAGAACATCTGGATTTGAATTCATAATTTCTTCTCCAATATCGCATATGACACATGAAATTGTTTTCCCATCGGATAAAACTTTGGGTTGTAACCTCCACCTCGTTTGACTAACAATCTCTATATCAGTTTTGAGTTCGACAGGTTCGGCATACTCGATGATGACGTTAATAGCACCATAGGTACTTTCTCTTACCTTCTTTTCAGCGTCGGGACCCCAGTTATCTCCCAATAATTTAAGAGCGGGGCTATTGTCTATACACAAAAATAGCATACCATCATTTAGTATAGTTTCATCGGCGAAGGTGGCGATATAATTATCATCACCGTAATCGATACTTTTCAGCTCCGCACCAAAAATGAAGTTGGCACCGGCATTTATGAGTGCTTCCTCCATGGCATCACACATCACCTTACCAGATTCTCTTTGTGTAAACATTCCAGATAATGCCGTGTGGTCCAAATTTTTAACAAATTCATATGCCGACATTACACTCCACGTCACTCCGTCCATGATGAGTGGGAAATGTTCAATACATTTTTGCCCCTTTTCACTCAATACCCCAACAGCATCTTTCAGTGAAATACTTTTATATTTTTCAGGTTGAGTAAGAACCCTAGAAAAAAGACTTATAAGAGTTCCATAATCTTTAAAACTTAGAGATTTGAAAAAGAATTCGAACTGTTCATTTTTAGAAACTTGTTGAAATATCCGATCCCATTCTATACCCATTTCGTCGAACAAACTTCTGGTATTTATGAAAGCCTTGTCGAAGACAATCCTGTGGGCGTGAAGGTCCCTGAACTCAACACTTGGTTCCCACCATGACCCACCCGCTGACAATTTCCTGTCGTATATGGTTACATCATGTTCACCCGACCTGAGAATCTCCCATGCGAGTGACATACCGGTCGGACCGGCACCTATGATATGAATCTTCATTCTATAGTTAACTAACAAAATATCTTTCTGAAACCTAAGAAAAATTTATACTTATAGAAAAAAGTATACTCTTAATGTAGGATATGCTGTCTATATTCAGCCAAGCCAATGTGAGGCCGCCACATGTCAAACTTGTATCCAACCAAAAACTAAAGACATGGAAGTTTGCCGCCAACTACGTTTGGAAGGAAAAATTTACAGAAGACAAAGCAGAACTCGGTAGATGGACAAAGGGTGAATTGCTCGAACTTGGACCCACATTTGTAAAATTAGGACAGATAGCTTCGACCCGTGGAGACTTGTATCCCCCAGAGTTTATCAGAGAATTGGAATCTCTTCAAGACAATGTTCCTGCCTTTGACTATAATTTAGTAAAGGATAAGTTGAACATGGATATCTTTAAAAGTTTTGAAGAGACTCCTTTTAGATCTGCGAGTATTGGACAGGTGCATAGAGCTGTATTAAAAAATGGTAAGCATGTTGTTGTAAAATTAAAACGACCAGGTATTTACGAAACTATGGAATCTGATACGAATACGGTGAGAAAGATTTTGAAGTTTTTTCAGACAATTGGTGTTGACACGGGAAATAGTTCGGATTTTGTTCTCAATGACTCGATTGAATATTTGCTTGGAGAAGCCGACTATTTGCAAGAGGTAGAAAATGCAATCAAGTTTAAGAAGGCGATGAAAGGTGTTGATTGGGTCAAAATTCCTCGTGTGTATAAGAGATACTGCACCGATGAAATGATTGTCATGGAATATGTACCAACAGAGAAAATCACTGAAGTGAAAAACAAGAAGATTAACAAGAAAAAAGTATGTGAAGCTCTTGTTAATTCATATGTAATTCAGACCATGGATGCTGGTCTTTTTCATGCAGACCCACATCCCGGAAATCTCGGAGTTTCAAAAAATGGTAAATTGGTTTTTTACGATTTTGGATTAATCATAGACCTTAGCGACGAACTAACCGAAGGATTCAAGGATTTGTTTTTGTGTATCATAAATAGAGACACAAAAGGTATTGTAAATATTCTCATTAGATTGGGTGTTATAGTACCAACGTCTTCGGATGTATCCGATATCGAGCTGTTTTTCGAGAATATTCTGGGGTACTTGGAGACCCTAGATGGTGGTGCAATCATGAACGACGATTTAGCTGTTGAACTGGCGATGGAAAAGCCATTTGTGGTACCCACTAGTTTCGTGTATCTTGCAAAGTCGTTCTCTCTCATAGAGGGAATATGTCTTCAACTGGACCCAGAATTCAATTATTTTACATATCTGGAGCCCATGATTCAACAACAATTTATGGAGTCTATTGATATTGGTGAAATACTTATGACTACAACTTCTATACCATCAACCATTGGTAAAATAAATACGTCTGTTCTGGGTTTGGAGAAATCCAGAGCAGCCATGAAACGCTCAATAAGCAAAACAAGACAGGATATACAGGTTGTGCAGTACAGTGTGGTGTGCGCTCTTTTGGCTCAGCAATTGGGTGACACACCCTTGGCTATGATTTTTGTGGCGTGTACATTATGGTTTACTTTTCGAAAAGGTCGATAGAAGTAGACTTGGCAGAACGCCCCTTCTTCTTGGTATCGGGCTTGAAGATATCCTGATGTTGCTTGAAAATATCCTTGGCACGCTTCTCCTCATCACGAGCGATGTCCTTGATACGGTCCTTAATCTTCTCTACCTCACCCTTCCTCTGCTTCTGTACCCTTTTACCAACCTTCTTGAACTTGTCTGTGAATGCATAAACTGTATTAGTTGTAATAGCGAACATGTTTGTTGTTGTAATTTAAGAACATTTAATTTTTAACCTTTTTAATTTCTCCTCGAACTCTCTCCGTTCCCCTGGTGAATCGATTGGCGTACCATTCGCAATCGCTTCAATTTCAGGTCCGGTGAGTTGCATAGCGTTTACTCTAAAATCCATGAATGCTTCCATAGTCATAGGTACAAGGGGTTTCACGAGATTGAAGATGGCGTTCGCGTAGTCTCGAATCTCTTTTTGGGCGTGGTGGTCCATCCTCAATCTCAAAAAGTGCATGAGATTATGGAGATCCATCTTCCACACGAAAGAAGTATAGGTCGCTTGAGGTAGAATACCTCTAGCTTGTTCCCTACATACACCTTTCTCGAGTAAACGCTGATACGTCTTGAAAGCATTCTTTTGTTGAATAGAGATGATTTCGTTGAGTTCATCATCAAGTTCAACAACACCCTCCGACCCTTGATGATTGACCTCGGATTGACCTCTGTAAAACTCCGGTTCATAATACTCTTCATCAACGATGGAATATCGTGCGGACATTTCATTTACAGATGCAGTCCTATGACGAAGCCACTGACGCGCGATATAAATAGGTGCCTTGATACGAAACTTGAAGGTAACCAATTCGAAAGGGCTAGTATGTGCGTGACGAAGAAGATAACGGATAAGACCACGGTCGCCACGTGTCGTCTTTGTACCCGTTTGGTAACTGACACGTGCACCATCTACGATAGCCTTATCCAGATTCTCTTGAGGCATGTGCTCTACGAGTTCAACGAACCCATGATCCAAAACTTTCTCCATTATACAAATCTATCCGTTTATTTCTTTAATCAAGTCATCAAGATTTCGATAGTATCTTTTGAGGTCTTTCATAAATCTTTTATTATTTTCCAAACATTCACATTCTGGTTTATTTAAATAAATCCATGCGAGATTTGATTTTGAATATTTAGTTGCTTTTTGATTTTCATTTGGTTTTCGAGCGACTAATTTAGTTGACTTTTTCTTTTTAGAGGCTGGTGTGATTTCAACTCTATTTACAAAAGATAAAGCTTGCATTACGGTGTCCGCCAAGTCGTCCTTTTTCTTTGATTTCTCAAATATGGGTAACCAATGTGCATTGGTGGGTCCATTACGGATAAAGGCTTCACACCTCTCGATGGAGACTTTCTTCCTTTTATTGTACTGTGCCTTACCTGGACCAGCTACATCTGGAATCTTATGTCTCGCATCGTATAAGATAGTCTCAGCTTTGGGTAATTTTATGATAAAGTATGCATACAGAAAGTGCATGACACTCACCATTTTCTTATTACGTTCGGGTTGCTTCTCGATGAGAATAGTGTCTGCTTTGAGTACCCATGGTCGTGCATCGAGGTGGTCACGCATGGCGACATACACACCGTCTGCGTGTTGCGGCGGGATTCCATCCACATCCCATTCTCTTACGAGATTTCCACTCTTTTCATCTAGGAGACACATCGCCAAGTTCCTTATACCCACATCTATACTGAGAATCATTAACTTAAAAGTTTAATATCTCTTTAAGTTAATGAAGTGTATCGCCCATAGGGGGTATTCCCTTATGCACATCGATAATAGTATCGAAGCTATACGAGAAGCTGTGCACAGGGGGTACGATGGGGTGGAGATAGATATACAACTTTGTGGTTCGGGTGATATTGTTTTGTTTCATGATGTATATGTCGGAAATCATTTCATTTGTGATTTGAACCTAGATGAATTGAGACAGGTGGGTGTGTGTTCACTCGAAGACATATACGAACAAATTCCAGAAATAAAAGATACACTTCTTCTTCTCGACATAAAAGGTAATAACTTTCAAA